GGAAGGTCCAACGGTTTTATATAAACCAAGACCAGATCAAGATCAAGTTCCTACAACAGTTCAATTAGGACCGTTGTATGGAAAATGGTCAGGGCAATGCTCGGCTAATTTAGGACGAATTACCGTCCAACAGCCAGCAGATGCACCATCTGGATTCCAGATGACGGGCTTGTTAAATAGTTCTGGTATAGCAATAGCAATTGTATTACCAATACCTACTGCCTCTTGGCAACAAGCAACAACTGCATTAGGTAGTGTAACTATTGATGTGGCTGAAAGTGCAACTGGATTCGAAGCAACTTCTCACTTAGGAGAAGTAGCAAAAGTAATAGGTGCAGCCGTTACTATGTCACAAATGACAAGTACGCTAGGGTCTGTAACGTTGTCGGCAACTGAAGATTCACCAGGTTTATACGCAACTGGTACTTTAGGATCGATTAGTATATCAGGCGCTGATGCAGTTACGATGTCACAAATGACATCAACTCTGGGTACTACAGGACTATTTGTTAATGGTACTGAAATACCACCAGGACAGGCGGCAACTGCGCACTTAGGTAGTGTAACTATTAATGTACCAGGTTGGGGAACTTCCCTATGGGGTGCAGATGAATGGGGTCAATAAATGGGATTAACATACGTACAATTAAAACAAGCTATTCAAGACTGGACTGAAAACGACAGTACAGAATTTACTACAGCAACAGGATCAGGTACAGCACCAATAGATGTATGTATTGCTAACGCTGAACTTCGTATTATGAAGGAGTTAGATTTAAATGCATTTAGAAAAACTGTTACAATTGCTTTGTCAGCAAACACTCCTACAGTAGCTATGCCTGAAGATTTGGTTGTACTTAGATTTTTACGTATCCAAAATGGGGATATGTTATATGAAAAAGACGAGACATTTATTAGAGAATTTACTAAAGATCCTGGTGCCACAGCAGGTAAAGGTACTGTACAGTACTATTCATATCAGCGTCCAGGGACACAATATACAACTAGCAATAGGCATACAAATATTATATTTGCACCCACTCCAAGTCTTGACACTACGTGCGAAATAGGGTATACTTATAGAGTACCAGGTTTATCAGCAAGTACGGCAAATACGTACCTTGGTGATAGATGTCAGGATGTTTTATTAAACGCTTGTCTTATAGAGGCAGCTACATTTATGAAAGATCCGCAACAATTAACCAACTATCACCAGTTGTATGAACGAGCTGTTCAAACTTTGGGGGTAGAAGAACAAGTAAGAATGAGGAACACCGAACTATATAAAGGTGAACTTAGAACACTAGGAAGAATAGAAGGAGATAGATAATGGCAGGCTTAACATCAGCATTATGTACTAGTTTCAAAGTCGAATTACTCGAGGGAGATCATGATTTCAATAACGGAGCAGACACATTTAAAGTAATGTTGTTTAAAGCTAACGCAAGTATCACAGGTACTTATGATGCTTCAACAACTAATTACTCACAAGTGACAGGAAATTCCGATGAATTACCTGCGTCAGGAAACTATACTACAGGCGGTTTTACATTAACAAATGTTAATCCAACGTCTACAGGTACAACTGCTTTTACTGATTTCAGTGCTAACGCATCATGGTCTTCGGCAACATTTACTACACGTGGTTGTTTAATATACAATTCAAGTGATGGTAACTCAGCAGTTGCAGTAATTAATTTTGGAGCAGATTATTCAGTTTCAGGAGGTACATTTGAAATACAATGGCCAACTGCAGATTCAAGTAACGCTATAATACGTATAGCATAAAGGAGTAAACAATGGCATCAACATGGTCTAACGCCGAGTTGAGGTTGATGACTACAGGTGAAAATGATAACACCTGGGGTGATCAAACAAATGATAATTTAAAACGTATCGACGATATGGTTAACGCCTATATCGCCGTAGCCTTAACTGGAACATCTAAGACTTTAACTTTTACAAATGATCCTACTTCTTATTCACAAGAAGACGGACGTTGTAAGATTTTAAATTTTACAGGAAGCCCAGGGGGCACAACTACAGTTACATTTCCAAACAAGTTAATGTGGTATTATGTTTTAAATAATACTGGGGATGCGAGTAATATAATTTGTACAGCAGGAACAGGTGCAGCAACGTATACTGTTAATGCAGGTAGAGATGCTATTATTTATGTAGATGGGTCTGATGAGATCTATAATGCCATAAATGATTTACAAGTTAACACAGTTAATGGGGTTGACCCATCAACTTCAGCAACAGCAGGCTTTAGCATTGCAATGGCCGTTGCTTTATAATATAGGAGGATAGATTGGCACAGAATTTTCGCAGATATAAAGAATCAGCAATAGGAACTTCTGCTACAGATATTCCTAATGGATCTAATTTCGATAGTTATGATACAATTGTAGGCATATCGCTGGCTAATATATTAACAACTGCAATCAATGTAGATGTTTATATAGCTAATGGAGGTACGAATTACTACTTAGTAAAAACGGCTCCCATTCCTAGCGGCGGTGCATTACAAGTATTAGACGGAGGAGCTAAAATAGTAGTAGAGTCGGGCGATCGACTTTATATTAAATCTGATACAGCCAGTTCCGTAGATGCATGGGTTTCAGCAGTCGATGCAATAAGTACATAGGAGTTTATTTTGGGTTACGTAGGAAACAGTCCAGCTTTAAAGTATACAAGCTTTGCAGTTCAGCATTTTACAACAAGTGCTACTACAGGTTATACGCTAGATCACGCTGTAAATAATGAAAATGATATACGATTAGTAATCAATAATGTAGTTCAACAGCCTGGTAGTTCGTATGCATACACAGCGTCAGGTACTACACTTACACTTTCAGCAGCAACGGCTGGCACAGACACAATGTATTGTGTTTTTCTAGGCAAGGCAGTTCAAACTGTAAACCCTTCACAAGATTCAGTTGGGACTTCTCAATTACAAGCAAATGCTGTAACTGCTGCTAAATTTAATGCTGATGTAATTTCTGGTCAAACCGAATTAGCGACCACTCCCGCAGACACAGACGAGCTCTTGCTATCGGATTCCGGGGTATTGAAAAGAATAGATTATAGTTATCTTAAGGCTGGAGATAATACTCCTTATTTTCGTGTTGATACAACAACACAAACAGTAGGCGGTGAAGCTGTATTAATTTTTACTAATTCTGTTTTTGATTCAGCTAGTGGGTATAATAATACAAATGGAAAATACACTATTCCAAGTGGTCAAGGTGGCTATTGGTGGTTTCAAGCTAATGCTAATATAAGTGCTTCTTATACTGGAATGTATTTTAATTTAAAAGTAAATGGTACAAATAAACTTCGTGGAGTAACAGGTAATGCAAGTCTTGGTTGCGTTCATCTTTCAGGTATATTAAATGTAAGTGCAGCAGATGAAATTACAGTTGCACTTGAATTAGGAGCTTCACAAGCATTAGCTGGTACAGCATATATGAATGCTTTTGGTGGGTTTAAATTAATAACGTAGGATATATAATGGCAATAGATAAAAGATATAACATAGCAGCTTATTTAGAAAAACCTTTTAATAGAGATACAGTAAAAGTTACTGCTGACTATGATGGAAATTTAACAATAGTAGAATGGAACGAAAGTAAATCTCAACCAACAAAAGAACAATTAGATGCTTTAGATAGTGAAGCAACAAAACTTGAAAATAATGATAAAGCTATTGCAAATCGTTTAAAGGAATATCCTTCTGTTGGAGATATGATTGACGCAATTTGTAAAAAAGAAGCAGGCGATAGTACAGAATTTGATTCTTTAGAAACAAAAAGACAAGCAATAAAAACCAAATACCCAAAGGAATAAAATAAATAATGGCAAGAAGTAAAATAGTATCTGCAAGTATAACAGATGGTGTAGTTCCAACTTTAAGACCTAATGCACAACCTATATTTTTTAATGGTAATATGCAAGTAGCTCAAAGAGGAGACAAAACAGGAGTAGCTAATGGTAATAGTGATTATTATGCTGCTGATAGATATAAATTTAATGAAGATGGAACAATGGCGGCAGTATTAGATGTATCATCAGAAACATTAACAAGTGGAAATGCTTGGGCTGATGGATTTGATAAAGCATTGAAATATGATGTAACAACAGCAGACGCTTCTCCTAATGCTGATACTTATGCAAGAATTACACAACGATTTGAAAAAGGAGATTTACAATTATTTAAAAAAGGAACATCAAATGCAGAAAAATATACTCTAGCATTTTGGGTTAAAGCAACTAAAACTGGTACACAAATAGTAGAATTAATGGATCAAGTTAATACAAGACATTGTTGTGCATCATATACTGTTTCTAGTACTAATACGTGGGAACATAAGGTATTAAACTTTCCAGCTGATACAACTGGTCCTTTAGGTACAGGAAGTGGTTTAGGATTTGAAGTTAATTTTGTTTTAGAAGCTGGAACAAATTACACATCAGGCACGTTAGCTACTTCATGGGCTTCACAAACTGCTGCTAATATTGCAGTAGGACAAGTTAATAACTTTGATAATACTTCAAACAATTTCCATATTACAGGGGTACAATTAGAAGTAGGCGAATATACTTCTTCTACTTTACCACCTTTTCAATATGAAAATTATGAAGAAAATTTAGCAAGATGTCAAAGATATTATTATAAACTTGGACCTCTTACTCAAGACGAATATTTTGGATCTGGAAATATTGATGGCTCTAATGATGCTCAAATATTTATACCTTTTCCTACTAAAATGAGAACAGGACCAACTGCTATTGAAACAGATGGAACAGCTTCCCATTATGTAATACGAGTTACTTCTGATGTTGCATGTGATGCTGTACCTGTTTTTTCTAATACTAGTGAATTAAACGCTATGACTACTTTTAAAAAATCAAGTCATGGAAAAACAAATGAAGCTGGTGCTTTTGGCAGGTCAAATAACGATGATGCATACTTAGCATGGAGTGCAGAATTATGAGTTATTCAATAGTACATATAACAAAAGATACACCAGAAGTTAAAATATATGGTGATGGAAAAAGATCATGTCTTGGAATAGATAAAGAATTTCAAAAATGGCTTCGTGCAAATAAAGATAACCTTCCAGCCGATATTCAAGCTGAAGTAGATTCTGGAAACTTAATTATAGAGGAAGAAAATTAATGCCATACGTAGGAAGAAATTTAGATATTGGAGATAGAAAGATAATCTCAGTGAGCGGAAGTTCACCTGCGACATCTTATACCCTTCAATCATCATCAGTTAATTATTATCCAAGTGCAGCACAAAATTTAATTGTGAGCATAAATGGAGTTATACAAGCTCCAGGAACAGCATACACAATATCGGGGGCAACTATTGACTTCGGTGGTGTGAGTGTTGCAAGTACAGATATAGATTTTATTGTAGCAATGGGTGAAAACGTAGACGTGGGAACGCCTTCGGATGGAACCGTGACTGCATCTCC